GCAGCAAAGTATTTACTAAGAAGTTCCGGTTCTGATAATTACGAAATACAGATTTCAGGTACGGGACAGACCACTCATTACCTATTTACAGTAACCAGTTCTACTTCAGCCACCTTTAACGCAGCACAATACTTTTATCAACTTGAAATAACTCAAAACAGCGATAACGAAAGAGTAATCGTTGATAGAGGGTTGTTCAGAGTTGTACCTGATTTGGATATCAACAACGCCGATCCAAGATCTCATGCTGAGATTATGGTTACAAAGATTGAAAGCTTATTGCAGGGTAAAGCTGATTCCGACGTTTCTAGTTATAGTATTGCGGGACGATCTCTTACAAAGCTTGATTTCCAAGAGTTGTTAGACGCTAGAAACTATTATAAGAGCGAGGTCACGAGAGAGAAAGCAGTGCTTGGCGCTAAGATGGGTAGGAAAGGCAATATGACAGTGCAAGTGAGGTTCTAATGGCTATACTCGATAGATTCAGACGTAAGCCGATAAAACAAGTAGTAAAGCGTACATATGCAGCAGCGAATACTGGATTTCTATTCAATGATTTCAAAGCATCGGAAAGATCACCAGACTCTGAGTTAAGAACTGCTTTAAAAACCATTCGCAGTAGATCTAGAGATCTAGCGCGTAATAATGAATACGTTAAAAGATATCTCAATCTGTTGAAATCTAATGTCATTGGTAACAGAGGGTTTACCTTGCAAGTGAAGGCATTGGATACCGTGGGTAAGTTAGATCAAGACGGTAACGACAGAGTGGAATCTGCTTTTCGCACTTGGGGCAAGAACGGTAATTGTACAGTCGATGGCAAGATGTCGTGGATTGACGCACAAAAACTCTGTATTGAATCTTTGGCAAGAGATGGCGAAGTCTTTATTGTCAAACACAGAGCAAACGAGTTTCATGATAGTTTCGCAATCGAATTTATCGAACCTGATCAAGTGGATGAGCAAAAGAACGAAAGGCTTACCAATGGTAATGAAGTTCGCATGGGTGTGGAGTTGGATAAGTACAAAAGACCAGTAGCTTATCACGTATTAACCTATCATCCTGGCGACTATGATTACACAACAATGGCGAAGTCACCAAAGCATATTAGAATTACAGCGGATCGGATGATTCACATATTTGAAAAGCTAAGAGCAGGTCAAACGAGGGGAGAACCATATCTTGCACCAGCACTTGCTAGTATTAAACAACTTGGGGCATTAAGAGAAGCTTCCATAGTAAATGCTCGTATTGGAGCAAGCAAGATGGGATTCTTTACGAGTCCTCACGGTGACGGATTTGTGCCGGACGATGCCGATGGAGAAATGCCTATCATGGAAGCGACTCCAGGCACATTCCATCAATTACCAAACGGAGTTGACTTTAAAGCCTTTGATCCACAGTATCCAAACAATGAATTTGATGTTTTCCATAAGTCAGTGCTTAAAGGTATAGCAAGTGCAATGAATGTCAGTTATACATCTTTGTCTAACGATTTGGAAGCAACATCCTATTCAAGTATACGACAAGGTGCTTTAGAAGAGAGAGATCATTATCGTAATTTACAAAGGTTTTTGACTGATCATTTTGTAAGACCAATCTATGAAGAATGGTTATCCTCTGCTATGGAGATCGATTCGTTTGGGATACCAGTTCGTCAATATGATAAGTTCGCAACGATGGCACAATTCAGAGGTAAGTCTTGGTCTTGGGTAGATCCGCAGAAAGAAATGAATGCAGCGATCATGGGCTTGAAAAATGGTGTATTGAGTCTCCAAGATGTAGCAAGTAATTATGGCAAAGACGTTGAAGAGTTGATGGCACAGATATCCAGAGATAAAGATGTTGCTGCTCAATTTGATATTCAATATGCGTTAGAACCATATGGCGCTACTTTTAATGCAGTTGATGCGGTTGTTGGGGATGATGATGTCGAATAAACCCACACAAGCAATGATCGAAGAAGCTAAGAGAGGTCTAGAGTGGCGTGCTGAGTTTGGTCGGGGTGGGACGGAGGTGGGCGTTGCGAGAGCGCGTGACATTTCTAATGGGAAAAATTTATCGGATGACACTGTTAAGCGTATGTTTAGCTTTTTTTCTCGCCATGAAGTAGATAAAAAAGCGGAAGGATTTCGCCCAGGAGAAGATGGCTACCCCAGTGCAGGCAGGGTCGCGTGGGCATTGTGGGGGGGAGATCCAGGCTTTGCATGGTCAAGGAGGATTGTTAAATCAATGGATAGATCAGAAGAAAGACAAGTGCAAGGCGTATCAGACGCAGTGTTTAAAGGTTTGCAAAATAAAGTAAAAGAGCACAACGAAAAAGTTGGTGATGTGAAATCAAAAAGAACAAATGTCAGAACCTTGATTGCTGTCTTTAAACGTGGTATTGGAGCATACAAAACGAATCCGCAAAGTGTAAGACCGTCTATGAAGGGAAATCCAGAAGGTTGGGCTTATGCACGGGTAAATTCCTATTTATACGCATTGCGAAACGGTCGTTTCAAAAGTGGCAAGCATGACCAAGATTTGTTACCCTCTGGACACCCTATGAGTACAAAGGATAGAGCTATGGAAGAACATTTAGAGCGACATATAGAGAACGTAGAAGAAGACGATGAAAAGGTTGTCATTACGTTTGCAAAGAAGATGGAAGCTCCACCCGTGGAAGAAGAATCTATGGGGCACATTGATGAAGAGAAAGATCATTATGGCGATGATGAGGATCATGACATGATGATGAAAGATTTGTCTTCAAGTCAAATAAAGATTGATGTTAAAGAGTTTGATGACAATAAAGTGTATCATCGAGCGGAAATGGCGAAACCAAAAAGCATCAATGAAGAAGATCGAACAGCGATCATGTCTATTTCCAGTGAAAGTCCAGTGGAAAGAAATTACGGCAATGAAGTTCTAGTGCATTCTATGGATGCTATAGATCTTAAATTTTTGCAGTCTGGAACTGCGCCACTGCTTATGGACCATGATCAAAAACGTCAAGTTGGCGTTATAGAATCTGTAAATCTTGACTCTGACGCGCGTAGACTACGTGCGAAAGTACGCTTCGGAAGAAGTGCGCTTGCAGAGGAAGCATTTACCGATGTAAAGGATGGAATAAAAGGTAATGTATCTATCGGATATTCTATTAAGAAGATGGAAAGGGAAGACGGGGATAAAGACACGTTTCGTGCTATCTCTTGGCGACCTGTTGAGGCAAGCATCGTTTCTATTCCAGCGGATGACTCTGTAGGAATCGGGCGTAGCACCGCAACCGCAAACAATGAACCTAAAAAAGGAGAAACTGAAATGTCACAAGAAGACATAACGCGGATAACTAGCGAAGCTACGAATGCCGCACAAAGAAACGCTGCTCAAATTATTGAGCTTGGCAATCGTCATGGCAAGATAGATCTTGCACAAAAGGCGATCAATGATGGATTAGGCATTGAGCAATTTCGTGAGCAAGTATTGGATAGCATCGCTAGTACAGGGGCTGTTAACTCACAAGAGATCGGACTTACTGAGAAAGAAGTCAAACGCTTTAGTCTAGTGAAAGCAATACGTGCGTTGGCTAATCCTACTGATCGCAAAGCTCAAGAGCAAGCTGCATTTGAATTAGAAGCATCTAGGGCTGCATCATCAGAGTATGGAGTTGATGCACAAGGTATTATGCTCCCACGGGATGTTTTGAAGAATTGGTCAAGGGATTTAAGTGTTACTAACGATTCAGCTATTGTAGCTGATGATTTTAGGGCTGGTGATTTCATCGACGTTTTACGTAATCAATCTTCAGTTATGAGGGCTGGTGCGACAATGTTGACTGGACTTACAGGACCAGTAAAGATCCCGAAAAAAGCAACAGCAGCAGCGGCAGCTTTTGTTAGTAGCGAAGGTGCAGCGGTATCTGAGTCAGAAATGACTGTTGGACAAGTCACAATGACGATGCAAACTTTGGGTGCCTTTACTGATGTTACTAGAAACTTGTTGATTCAATCCTCTCTTGATGTTGAGAATCTTATACGAGATGATCTTACTCAAGCTATGGCGTTAGCGATTGACGCTGCTGGACTAGAAGGTTCTGGATCAAGTGGTAATCCTACTGGGATTCGCAACACTTCTGGTATTAACGGTAAGTCATTTGCTGGAACGAATCCAACATTTGCTGAAGTAGTGGATATGGAAACGCTTGTTGCAGCAGACAATGCTTTGATTGGAACGAGTTTAGCTTACATCTTAAACCCTGCTCAATATGGAGCTTTGAAGACAACAGAGAAAGCGAGTAATACAGCACAATTTGTTGTAGAGCAACCAGGTAATACTGTCAACGGGTATCCGATTTTTGTGAGCAATCAAGCGACGGCTGGTAAAGTTTATTTCGGTAACTTTAGCGATCTGTTGATTGGAATGTTTGGAGGTGTTGACATTACCGTAGATCCTTACACTGCATCCAACACGGGTACAATACGCATTGTTGCTTTACAGAGCGTAGACGTAGCGGTTCGTCATGCAGTAAGCTTCTGTTTGGGTAGTGCATAACAGAGTAGCTCGATACTAAAAGGGGGCGGTAACGTCCCCTATTAGGAGGTAAAAAATGAAATACGAAGTAATCAAAGGCGTTGTGATTCGCGGCACGCAGTATAAAACTGGCGACACTGTTGACATCGACGATCTTCAACTGGCTAATGATATGATGAACCTTTCGAGAGTGATTCCATATACCCCAAAAAAGAAATCAAAGCCAGTACAAACGCGAGCTAAATAATGGCTGTCGAGACTGCGATTGAAAGGGCTATTATGATCGCAGACTTTGGGGTATCGGCAGAGTTTAAACCCTTGTCAGGTCAAAGTAAGACAGTTACTTGTATTTTTGACGATGACTTTGAATCTGTAGAAACTTCTGGAACGATAGCTTTTGCATCAAGTCAACCAAGGATAACAATACCCACAGCTAATTTAACCGGCGTTGTCGAAGGAGATAAGATTACAGTTGATACAGTGACGTATGTGATAAGGGTTGTCAAGGCAGACGGAACGGGTATGACTGAGTTGATGTTGGAGAAGCAGTAATGGCGCATGTACGCAAGCAGATTCGTTCTGCTATGGTCACTGCTCTTACTGGTTTGACAACTACGGGTTCTAACGTGTTTGAATCTAGAGTTTACGATCTTGCTAGTGCAAAATTACCAGCCATTGCTGTATATTCCGTGAATGAAAACTTATCATATCAAAGTATTGGCAGTAACAGATTGCAGTTAAGGTCTAGTATTTTTGGTGTAGAAATATATGTTAAATCTGCATCTGGTTACGATGCTACTTTAGATCAAATAACTGTTGAGGTGGAAGAAGCTTTGTACGCGAACAGAACTTTCGGAGGTCTTGCACAAGATATGAAAGTGATGTCTTTGAATACTGAAGTTAGTGATCAAGGAGATATGCCGATTATTTACGGTACATTGGAAGTTGAGATACAATATCAAACGGATGAGAATGACCCAGAAACAGCAATTTAAGAGGATATACTATGGCTACTTATGCAGGAAAAGGTGGAGCTATGACAAGTCAAGCATCGGGAGGAAGTGCTACATCGGTTCTTGAAATCAGAGATTACAGCTTTACAATTACTCAAAACAGCGTTCCAGATACCGTTTTAGGTGATGACTTTGAATCACATAAAGCTACTACTGGTACTTTTACAGCAACCGTAAACTGTATCTATGACGATTCAGATGCAGGTCAAGAAATCTTTGTACCTGGTACTGATGTCGGAGTTGTCTTCTTTCCGGCTGGCAATAGTAGCGGAAAGGAAAAGTTTACTGGCACTGCATATATTCAGGAAGAGTCTACAAATGTAAGTGTAGATGGTCTTGTGGAAAGAACATTCACTCTTGCAGGTCAGGGGACTGGTTTAACTAAGGCAACCGTTTAATGAGTGCAATAAAGCAAGCTATTAATCATTTTGACGCTAAAGCAACACGTAAAATTGAAGTCCCTGAATGGGACATGACACTTTACACTAAAAATCTTAGCGTAAATGACAAAAAGAATTGGACTACCAGAGCAAACGGTGATAATCATTTATATGTTGTTTATGCTTTAATTTTTGGCGTTACCGACAAGAATGGTGAACCAGTTTTTACAGTTGCAGACAAACACGATTTGTTGCATAACGTTGATGCAGAGATAGTCAGTCGTATTGCTAATGAGGTATTTGCGGACACTACGGAGGAAGACCGCGAAAAAAACTCATAACTGACGATGGTAAAACAGACCTTTGGCATATGTATGAACTTGCTAATTACCTTCGTCAGCCATTAACAACAATACTGTCTATGACTGATGCTGAGTTTAAACATTGGTTTACCTTTTTGAGATTGAAGGAAGAACAAAATGGCAATACCAGTAGTTAAAGGCGACATTGTTACTAGAGTCACAGTAGATGACAAGCAATATGGACCAGCAATAACCAATGCAACAAACCAGTTAAAAAAATTTGATAGAGAAGGTCAAAAAGTAAAAGGTAATCTAAGAATTATTCGCGGTGGTTTTGGTCAACTAGGACATCAAATACAAGACGTAGCCGTACAACTTCAAACCGGAACAGACGCATTTATAGTTTTCGGTCAGCAAGGCTCACAAATAGCATCTCTTATGGGTCCAGGGGGAGCAATAGTTGGTGCTTTTTTAGCCGTTGGTGCGGCAGTTGCTACTACTCTTTTTAAATTCAATCAATTTGGTGACGCATTAAAAGATTTAGACGCTGAAGGTTTAGAATTAGCCTC